GATGGTGACGAAGAAGAAAAGTCAATCGCCGCTACTGATAAAGCAGGCGACGCCACAGGCTCAGCTCCAAAGAGAAGCACACCTGGTGGTGCTAGTGATGCATCAAATGCAGAACCTTCAAAATTACCTGGTACAAAATCAGGTATGATTAATGCTATGTATAATAAGATGAACGGCATGTCTACTAAAGAGATGAAGAAACTTATGAATATGTACCATGAAAATCAATACAAAATGGAAGGTGTTCAGTACGAATCAACAGACACAGAACCAGCAATTAACTATCAAGCTGATTTTTCTGGTGATTTAGATGCACTGATTAGCAACGAGGCAACTTTATCTGAAGAATTTAAAGATAAGGCAGCTGTAATCTTTGAGGCCGCAATCAAATCAAAACTATCTGATGAGATTGACCGTCTAGAAGAAAAATACAACGAGGAACTATCAGCAGAAGTTGATGCAACTAAAGCTGACCTAGTTGAAAAGGTCGACAACTATCTAAACTACGTAGTTGAAAACTGGATGACAGAAAACCAAGTTGCAATACAACAAGGTTTAAGAACAGAAATTGCAGAAAACTTTATGACAAGTCTAAAAGACCTATTCACAGAGTCCTACATTGACGTTCCTGAATCCAAAGTAGACCTAGTTGATGAGCTATCTGGAACAGTTGACGAATTAGAAGAAAAACTAAATTCAACAACTGCGAAAGCAATCGAAATGGCTGAACAACTTGAAGGTTACCAAAAAGAAGCAATCATTCGTGAAGCTTCAAAAGACTTGGCAGACACTCAAGTAGAAAAGCTAAAAAAATTAGTCGAGGATATTGATTTTGAGACTGAAGAAGCATTTGCTAAAAAAGTTTCAATAGTTAAAGAATCACATTTCTCTAAAAAAGTAACTGAGTCAAAAGCTGACGATATCGATGAATCATACGATGATGAAGTCGAAACATCTGATGTAATGGCTCAATATATTTCTGCTATTAAAAAGCAGGCTAATAAACAATAAGGAAGTCCACAATGTCAAATCCAACATTATCTTACGATAAATTGGTCGAAAAATGGGCACCGGTTCTTAACGAAGAATCTGCAGGTGCCATTAAAGACTACCATAGAAAAGCAGTAACTGCTGCTATTCTAGAAAACCAAGAAGTGGCAATGCGTGAAGAGGCTGCACAATATTCAGGTTTCTTATCTGAAACTGCGCCAGCAACTAACAACAATTCTGCTGCTAATTGGAATCCAGTGTTGATTTCTCTAGTAAGACGTGCTATGCCTAACCTAATGGCATATGATATCTGCGGTGTACAACCAATGACAGGTCCTACAGGATTAATCTTCGCAATGAAATCACGTTATACAGGTGGTTCAACAAGTAACACTGAAGCACTATACAACGAAGCAGACACAAGATTCTCTGGTACACAGGCTGACCCAGCACAACCATCTGATGGTTCTGGTCTGTCAGCTGCCAATATGGACTCTGACTCTACTGCTGATGATGCTCGTGTCACTGCTCTAGCTGCTAAAGGTATGACAACTGACTCTGCAGAAGCAATCGGCGATTCAGCTTCAAATGCAATTGCTAACATGGGATTCACCATTGAAAAAGCAACTGTAACAGCTAAATCACGTGCTCTAAAAGCTGAGTACACAATGGAATTGGCTCAAGACTTAAAAGCTATCCATGGTCTAGACGCAGAAACTGAGTTGGCTAACATTCTTTCAACAGAAATCCTTGCTGAAATCAACAGGGAAGTTGTAAGAACAATCAACTCACAAGCTAAGACTGGTGCTCTACAAACCAACACAGCTGTTAATGGTATCTTTGATATCCAAACAGATGCTGATGGTCGTTGGTCAGTTGAGAAGTTTAAAGGTCTAATTCTTCAAATCGAAAGAGAATCAAACGTAATCGCTAAAGAAACACGTAGAGGTAAAGGTAACTTTATCGTATGTTCTTCAGATGTTGCGTCTGCTCTATCAGCATCAGGAATGTTAGACTATTCTCCTGCAATGTCTACAGCTCTAAATGTTGATGATACTGGTAACACATTTGCTGGTACTCTTAACGGAAGAACAAGGGTTTACATTGACCCATATGCAACTACTGATTATATCACAGTTGGATATAAAGGTACAAACCCTTACGATGCTGGTCTATTCTATTGCCCATACGTCCCACTCACAATGGTTCGTGCTGTGGCTGAAGACAGTTTCCAACCAAGAATTGGATTTAAAACTCGTTACGGTATGGTTTCAAACCCATTCGTAGGTAGTACACCTGCTGATGGTCTTGCTGCCGCTAAGTCTAACCAATACTATAGACTATTCAGAGTTGACAATATCCTAGGTGCATAATCTAGATATTGTATCCAAATAAATTAAGGGGACTTCGGTCCCCTTTTTTTGTATAAATAACAATATGGCTACATTAACTACAAATATAAATTATCTACAACCAACATCGTTTAAATTGTTGATTGATAGAAAACATTATCCAAATTTAGAATTTTTTGCACAAACAGTAACACACCCAGCTATGCAAATGAATTCTGTGGAAACACCATTTAAAAAGGTTGCAGTACCTTTTGCTGGTGATACATTGGTATTTGGTGAATTATCATGTGATATTATTCTTGATGAGGATATGAATAGTTATACAGAAATGTTTAACTGGATGCGTAGAAATTTAGATAATTTTTCACTATCACCTATTAATAGAACTAGTAGAGATGCAGCCACAAATGCAGATATTACATTAAGTATATTATCAAGTCATAATAATCAAATTAGGCAGGTAAAATATATTGATGCATTTCCTACAACGTTAGGTGATGTACAATTTCAATCAACTTCTGCAGGTACTGATTATTTAACATTTAGTGCTTCCTTTAGGTTTACATATTTTGAATTATTAGGTGTAAATTCAAGTACTGGAAGTATAAACAAATCATTAACAAAGAGAACTTTACAAGATGGTTCTACTATATTAGAACCTACAAAATATGATTCAGCATAATGAAACTCGTGATATGGGGTGCTACCGAAACAGGTAAATCCAGTTTAGCTCATAATATAAAAGAATATTTTAATTTAAAAAAATTTACATTTAAAGGTAATGAAACCTTTCATACCGATTTAGATGAGTATGTAGTAAAAGTATTAATAGATGATAGACTAACTGAAGAAAGTATTTTAAATTTTTTAAATAATAATAAAGACGCCAAACATTTACTCATTTATAGAAAAAACTTATTATCACAGTTTTTAGCTTGGTATCATATAGAATCAATGTATAATAATGATGACCATGATTACACATTTAATGTTGATGAAATAAGTATCTTACATTGTAAAAATTTTATAGAAGATATTAAAAAATATACACAATTTGTTTATAATACTCTAAAACAAAACGCAGATTTTTTATATCCAATATCTTATGAAGAATTATTTTTAGAAGATAATTCAGTTTTAAAATTAAATAATTTAGGATTTAACTTTACAGTTAAACATCAAAATACCATTATCAATAATATTAAAAATACACATGTAGGTTCTGATAAGAAAAAGTTTGTATTAGATGGTATTGAACAATATTCTTATAAAAAAGGATTTAATATTGTAAAAGAATTGTTTGGTAATGAAACTTTAGTGTTGGAATAGTTTTCTTTTCTTATATTCTTTGATTGTATTAAGCAATAATTCTGTATAATTATCTCTTTTTTCTCTAAACACTAAAGGTTCTTCATTATCCACGTCCATAATAATTGTTGTATTAACAATTGGCATACCTGTTCTCTCCTCCCACATAATTGCATATGCAGACATTTGAGCAAAATAATTTGATATACCTTCTGCTTTCTTCACTCGCCTGGACGTCTTGAAATCGATGATAGATGGTGTTCCATCATATATTCCTATACAATCACAACGACCTGCCAAACCTAAATGTTTACTATATAAAGGAACCTCTAATCCATAAACCTTTGTAATATGTTTATCCAATATGGGTTTTATATTTTGTAATGATTGTTGTATGTGAGGTAGATACCCAGATGTATCTTTATTATTTAAATAATCCTCAATGATTTCATGAACCAGTGTACCACGACTAGATGCTATACCACTAATTCTATTTGCTTCTGCCTCACCAACTCTAGCTCTCCAGGCAGTAATGGCTTCTTTGTTTAATATACCTAGGACTGTAGTAACACTAGGATACTTATTACCATCAGGAGCAGTATAGCGTCTGCCATTATTAGATGTTTCAGCAACCAGGTCTTCATATCCGATATCAATTTTTTCATGTTCAAACATTAATGATTTCGTTTTCCGTCAAATACACAAATAAAATAACAACCTTTATCACCGGAATGAACTCTATGAAATGCACCATCCGGAATTAAAACAGTATCACCTGCCTTAACAGATTGTCTTTCATAACCAACTTCCATTTCACCATCACCTTGTATAAAGATATATACTTCCTCTTGACCTTCGTGTTTATGACCACTTGTACTTTTATTAGGGTGTAATAAGGTAGAACTTACAATAAGTCTGTTTAATAATACATTATCAGAAACAACATATCTGTCGTCTTGTTTTACTATTCCACCACCGATATTCCAATTTTCATATTTTCTCATTTGTAAAACCTCAATTCATATTTATCGCCTGATAACCAAAATGTTATCACACTATGACTATATACTTGAACTCTTTTCTTTTCAATGTTACATACTTTTTTCTTTACACCATCAATAGGGTCAACACCTGCACCTGCTATTGCACCCACCACAGCACCACCTGTAGTTGCAGTATTGTCACCATCAGAAATAATATTACCAATAATGGCACCAAGAATAGCACCTTTAATAGCATTTTGACTGTTTGTTTGATTTTCTTCATAGATTATTTTACATTTTTCTACTGAATGTCTGTCTGATATATATCGCCATTCGTATATATCTTCAACTTGTACATTGTATGGTTGTGGTGTATTCCAGTGTTTGGCATGACCAGGTACTATAAGTAATAACCATAAGATAACTCCTATTAGGTATACCTTAACAATCCAGTATACCATATATAAAAATCTATCCATTATTAGCATTTATCCTCCTTATCGTAATAAAATCCAGTTATAATATACTTCTCTTCAAAAATCTTTTCTGCCTTATGTGTCCATACCCAACCGGTTGGCATAATTAACATTCTTCCGGCCTTTGGCATAATTTCAATATCTGGAAAATATTTAAATTTAAGTTCGCCTTCATCCATATCATTGAGATATAATATAAAAACGATTTTTCTTTTCCAAGCTTCTTCATTCTTTCCACCAATATCATTATGCCAATCAATATATCCACCTACAGGCGTATAGTGTATTTTCCAATTATTAGTTATAATATCATAATTTGAATCAATTGTAAACTCTTTTTGATAATTTTTATATGTTTTTTCTAAAATATTTTCAATTAATTCTCTTTGTTTTTTTGTATATAAACTATCAATTAATCTATAAAAATCCCTATCATAACCAGAATGTTTTATTCCGACAATATTCCACTCATCATTTACATGAGACATTAAATCTTTGGTTGTATCAATAAATGATTGACATTGTTCCTTTGATAAAACATCGTCATAATAACGAATAAAATCAGACATTAATTGTATTGCCTCTACCTGATTTCTTTTTCATGGTTTTAAGTAAATCCTGCCATTCACTACCTGCACGTGTCAGATTACTTTTAGTGGTACCAACCATGGCAGGCATTTTAAATACTTGTTCAATATTTTTCTTTTTTAATTCAAATTGTAAATCCTGGTAGGAACATGTAACGTCCCATTCCTTACCAGTTTTGGTATTTTTTAATGTGTAAACGGGCATTATGGTAACAGGTTAGGGAAAGCTTCTTGTACGACAGCTTTCGTAACTCCCTTTGGTGGTGTTTTATTAATCATGTTTACTACATGTTTTGCATCTTGCGGATGTATGGATTCCAATAAACCTATAAAGATTGCTTCTCTTTTAAATGCTGGCATTTTATCACCAATACCACCTTTTACAAAATATTTTAATTGCATATTTTGCCTTAACCAATTTGATGGTGCATTATGACCATCAGCGGCATTAAATGGTGGTTCGCCTTCTGGTAAATTCCATACAACCTTCTCATCAATTGAGCCTCTTAAAATATCTTTAAGAGCAAAGGATTCATTATCCCTTAATATTTTAACCTTTTGTTGTTTTGTTTTTGCCTTACGAGCTTCTTCCAAAACTTCATAAACTAATTTAGCCATTATATAAACTCCTGTACACTTTCTATTAATTGAGTGCAATTTTTTGCTATTAAATAAGGAAATACTTTACCTTTATTTTGCTCTGTTTCCTGTTGAGTAAAGTTATTTATAATTTCAGTTTTTATGTCCTCTGGCGTTTCTGCAAGGTCAATCATTTTTCTATTACGGCAATAATTACGATACCATGACGCTGCATATAGTAATTCACCATCTGATATATCCTTTATTATTGTGTCCATTTTTTTCTTTGATAAAGGTGTTTGTCTCTTATCTTCATTTACAAACACATCATCATCTGATAAAACATTTGGCACACCATCACCTGCATCTCCTTTTAAAATATGTTCCATAAGATAAAGTTTAGGATTGGGTTCATCAATGAACCCTTTCCTAATGGGAGAATATTGTCTTACATTATTATATTTTTGTAGTTGTACAAAATCTTTGTCACCAGATACAATTAATACATTTTCATAGTTACCAAATTCATGTGTATTTTCAACTAGTGTACCAATTATATCATCTGCCTCGCAACCTTCTATATGTACAACCTTATAAGGAAAATTTTCTTTTATTTCTTCTCTTATCATGGTAATAATACGAAAGGCCTCGTTCCAATCCATATCTGATTTCTCACGACTTGTTTTTCTATTTGCTTTATATTCTGGATAATAATCCTTACGCCAACTTCTTGAATCTGTTGCAAGGACAATTTCACCATATTCTTTTTTAAATTTAGTTCTGTACATACGAATAGAGTTAAGTATCATATGACGAATTAGATTTTCGTCCATGGACACTTTCTGCACAATAATACTGGCCAGTGATATGGCATTAAAATCTAATATAATCATTATCCTCTCCTCATTCTTGCAATCTCTTTTGCATTGTTGCTGTCCTTACGGATAGGTACCATATTGGATTTGTGCAAGGTACCAATACCCATAATTTCATCACCTGTATATTTGTTTTCTTGTTTTTTAAAACCATTACCTACTGAGTTTGCTGAGTTATAGGAAGGTGTTGAATAGTCAGGCATTGGTGCCCTCCATGTTGAACCTTTCCTATAACCCAACTTCTTGAGGAGTTTGGCTGTTTTTTCTTTTTCTGCCTCGATACCTTTCGAGGTTTTTGTTTTGGTATTAAACCTTGTTGTGGTAAAATACACTGGTAATAAATGCATTGTCATAATAAGTATTATATCCTAATTAGTTCCAAATGTAAATAATTTATTTAAATTTTTTGTGTACAAAATATTAGGTCTGTATCTTCCTCTTCTGCTTGAGCAGTTAGATGAGTTTCAACTGAATCATTTTGTGGTAATTCAATTAAAATAGTTTCTTCTGTAATTGGATCAAAATATTCTGTTTTTATACGAGGTATTGTATATCCGTAAACTTCAATACGAGTACCTTTTTTATAATTTTCTTGCATGATAGAAATTATTTTATTATTTGTTGACTCTTTTTCTGGATTCTTACGATAAGTTTTTATACGACCATACCAACCAAAACTTGAGCCAGCCTTACCAATTTTTGTCAATTTGTCATTGACATACATTCCATATACAATATCACCCATTGCTAAATAATCCCTTGTTTTCATACCTTCGGCATTAGTAAATATTAAAGCAGTATATGTACAACTAGGTTTATTATTATCAAGATTTGTAGTATATTCTTGGACTGTAAAATAACCAAGATATGTACCAATTTTTTTTATTTTATTTGCAACTGTCATAATATAATCTCCTCATTAATTATTATATTATCATACTATCATATTATTATCTGTTTGTAAACAAAAAAGTGTAGTTTTTGCGATAATAAATCCTTTTTAGCTCAATAACTTATGGACTTATTAACAATTTTTTTAATCCCAATCAGTATCCATTTTCATGGTTGCATTATATAAATGACCATAATATCTTTTAGCATAATCATTACTATCAGTATAATGATTGATATTATGTGTATCAACTGATTGCAATTCTTTTTTTACTTTATTATATTTCTTTGCAACCTTACGAATTAAATTCATTCTTTGTTTTTGTGTTTGTTTCATGCTATTTCATTTCCTTTTTCTAAAGATTCTTTCATTTTTTCTTGTTGGTTTATGTGTAGTGCAATTAAACCATAATGAATCACTTTCATTAGGTCGTCTGCATTTTTACCATTTTTCTTACCATATCGTTGTGCATATTTCATTATATTACCGATACAGAAACCCATACCATGACCAGAGTCTATGATAAATTCAGTTGCCTGAAATTTGTTTTTTGAATAATGTGAATTGTAAGTATTATCAATATACACTTTCATAAAACTAAGGTTGTAATCTTCATTAAATTTATAATCAATTTCCATTATAGTTCCTCTAAAATTCCTAATACTTCAGCAGATATTAATAATAAACCTGCATACATTAAATAATCAACACCATATAATAATGTTGCACCTGCGAATATTCTTAAAACACTTTTTACCAAACTGATATAGAAGTGTCGTTTTCTTGAGTCTTGGTCTTGCATTATGCTGCCTCCCTGATATGTTTACCAATATCAGCATCTTGATAGTCGCCTTTTGCAAACCATTTCCTAGCAGCTGAACATTCTGTGAAATCTTTTTCACATTTTGACATTAAAGGGCAAATATCGCAAGGACATTCCCTTTTGTTTGTAATATAATTTTCAAAATTTTCCATAATTTAATCTCCTCATTAATTATTATATGTACATACTACCATATTTTTTAATCGCTGTAAACAAAAAAATGCGTTTTTGACGAAAAAAGTTTCCTTTAAAATCAATCACTTATGCACTTGTTAACAATTTTTTTAATATTTCGTATGTATCCTTCCAGGAATCTACTTGATAAACAGTATCATTTTCTGGGTCAAGTACATTAGCAAGTGGATAATCATTACCACCTTCCTCTGTTTTATCACCAAAGAATAAGATTGGTTCATTACCATCTACCCATTGTTTAATCTGAGGCAATACCTGACTTTTATCCTTACCTTTAGGATGGATATCAATACCAATTTCACCAGCAACATTAGCAGTTAATTCAGGCATATATTCCTCAATTATTTTAGCAAATTCCACTCTTTCATTTTTATCTTTATCCCAAAGTGTATAAACATATCTCTCATCTGGTGTAGCATTTCTACCAATAATTGAAAAGTTAACCATACTTTTTCTTATTTCAATATGATTACCAGTTCTCATAGTTGTAGGAAATTTACTATCATTCAAAAGATTCATTAACATATTTCGTAACTCTACAGGACAATCCCAATGACTATCATAATTACTTTCTCTACCTATAAGTCCTTCGTAATTACCATCACTAAAATAAACATCTGAACCAGATTCACAAAAGATTTCTCTACATCTTGTTAAAATATCCATAGGAACTTGTTCCATAGTTTTTTCTATATTGGAACCTGTAACAAGATATACTGTATTATCTTTCATTAATTCAATTAATAATTCCTTCATGTTGTTAGTCATCCTTTGACGACTAGGTGTTAGTGTTCCATCAATATCAAATACAAAATTAGTCATACTCTCCTCTTTAATTCTTCTTTTATTTCTATTCTATATGCTTGTACGGCACCCTTTACTATGCTAGGATATTCACCTAGATATGAACCTGCTTGTAAATCTTCTTTTGTTATGAGATGTTTGTGTCTGTGTTCAATAGTATCATAATTTTCTAGTATATGTTTTGCTAGACTATCAAACTCGTGGTCTGGTACTAAAGGATTATCTTCTACATAGTAAGCATAAGCACACATTAGATATTTTGCAATAGGGTTTTTCATTGATTTGCACTAGTCCTATAGATTATATGCCAAATTTGTTCCAATGTTTCATTATGGCCAACCTGCCATTCCAAATCATTTAGTAAATTAACTAATTGTGAAAAATCTTTTTTGTTCATAATTTAATCTCCTCATTAATTATTATATGTACATACTACCATATTACTATGCATTTGTAAACAAAAAAATGCATTTTTTGCGAAAAAAGATTTGTTTAAAAACAATAACTTATGGATTTATTAACAAAAAAATTAATCAAAGTGTACTTTTTGTTCTCTTTCTCTTGCATCTAACTTGTATTTTTTTCTGTAATTGTTATTTACAGCAATCACTTCATTTAATACAGTAAATTTATCTTCTGCATATTTTGCAAGAGCCTTTGTATCTTTAGGGAAACATGCCCCACCATAACCTCGGCGACCATCATGACCAGGTACCTGTGTATGTGAATGACCAATTCTAGGATCCGAACCAATTGCACTTGATATAATATTAAATCTACCTTTTTCTGCATCAACCAAATCCTTGAATTGATTAAACCATAATACCTTTGTGGCCAGAAAACTATTAATACCATATTTTACAAAACTGGCCTCGACAGCTGACATATAATAAACTGGGCAGGGTTTACATAAACTATGATGTACATATATTTCATATACAAAATTTGTATTTTTTGATTCACCACCCAATATGTGCATTGGTGGATTTACAAATTCTTCAAGTGCATTTCTCTCTGTTAAAAACTCAGGATTGTAAACAATATTATTTGTTACCTTTGTAAGTTTTTTTATAACGTGTGGAGTAATTGTAGATTTAATAACAATTGGACATTTTAATTTAGCCAAATCATTCACAACATCTTCAATTATTTTGGAATCAATACTACCATCAGCAGCCATAGGTGTAGGAACACAAACAAACGCGATATTTATTTTATCACTTCGTTTTAAATCCTTTGTGCTGGTATTGTATATTGGGTCAATAATTATTTTATTAACTCTGTCTGTATCAAATCCGTGGTCAACGGCCTTACCAACATAACCATGACCAACAATTGCCATATTTAAATTTTCCATCAATTTACTCCATAATAATTTTTATACCATTCAACAAAATTCTTTACACCAACCTCAATAGGTGTTGTTGGTTTATAACCAAGGGCCTGTAATTTTGTTGTATCAGACCAGGTTTCCTTAGTATCTGCAGGGTGTTTTGGTACCATTTCTGTAATGGCCTTCCTACCTAGGTTATTTTCAATATGTTTTACAAAATCCATTAAATGAACTTGTTGACCATAACCAATATTATATACATTTTTTATACCATCGTTGTACAACGCTCTATCCACTACTAAACATATGCCCTGGACAATATCATCAATATATGTAAAGTCCCTAATCATGTCACCATTATTAAATAGTTTAATAGGATTACCTGCAATTATATTCTTTGTAAAATCAAATAGTGCCATATCTGGGCGTCCCCAAGGTCCATACACTGTAAAAAATCTTAAACCAATTGCACAATTTAATTTACTTGCCATAAATTGTGATTCATTTGTAGCCTTTGAATATCCATAAGGATTTAATTGATATCCAAGTTTTTCATCTTCCTTCCACGGTAAAGGATTACCAGCCATAACACATGAAGTTGATGCATATACAACCTTTTCTGTAATATGTGATGTCTTACAAGCTTCAATTAAATTATGTGTACCTATAATATTATTCATAATATATTTTTCTGGTTCAACCATTGAATGCCTTACACCAGCATAGGCCCCCAAATGAACAACCAAATCAAATCCATTACTTTTAAAATAATTAATTAGATTTTTTTTATCTTTTAAATCAAGAAGTTCTACATCAATATTTTTTTGTTTTAATAATTCTTTTCTAGCATTTTTTAGATTTTGGTCATAATAATCATTAATATTATCAAACCCATAAACATCATATTTTTCTCTGAGTTTTAAGGCCAAATGATAACCAATAAACCCAGCACAACCTGTGATACAAATTTTCATATTTTCTCCTAATTATTTGTATATTATACTATGATTTTTATGTAAAGTAAATACTTTTTGCAAATTATTCTTCATCAATCCAACGAAGAAGTGAATTTCTTTTTTTATCAAGTGGTGGAAACCAAATTGATTTTGTTTTACCTGTAATTGAATTTTGCCCTATTAATTCTGCAAATTCACGAATATCCTCTTCATTTCTAAATCTGATTTTCATTACACAATATGCTTCATTATTTGGTTGATTAAATTCAGGCATACCGTCCCAATCATATGGTGTAACCTTTTCCTCATCTCCTGAAAGCATAAAAATATTTTTTGATTCAGTATCTACATTGTTTTTATTTGTTGCCATTTTATTCTCCTTCCGCGGCGATTTGTTCTGGTGTTAAACTAACTAATTTCATTCCGTATTCATTAAAACCTTTAGGAATATTTAGTCCTTCCTTTTTAATTGGTTTTTGAGTAAATACGCTGTAATTTACATCGTGATGCCAACGACCCCATTTCCATGTAATTTTAACTACATCTGGGTGTTGTGCATGTAATGATTCTGCAAATTCTCTACGATTATCAAATTTATCATCACCTTGTCTACTTTGTCTATCGCCACCCTTTTCAATATGGTAAACCTCTTCTGTATTACCACCTTTCATGGTCATTGAAGCTTGTTTACCTACAAGAAATTGATGGAATAATAATGTACACCAATTGTCCTTTAATACACGTAAACTTAAATCAGTATCTTCATTGTATTGACCACGCCATCTATGAGGTAATGAATTATCAATTAATATACAAGAATATATCCTCGTATTTACATAATAAGGAGGTCTCTTTAAAGTTGCAGGACAAAAGAAATCATAATTCATACCTGATAATTTTACATTGGTATATCTGTCTGTAAAATCCTCTAGTATTCTAAATGCTGAACCTGTTTTCATTCGTATCTTTAAATTATTATGTAAACGATATATGTGTCTCATATTATCATCAAGGACCCAATGTTTTTTATGACCTTCAGCAATTGAATGTTCCCAAACAAAATTACGAACAGGTATTGAACCACCAATTAAACCTGTTGTTTCATCTTTTTTTGCATATAAAGGATTATCTCTAAATCCTGGTGGTAATGTAATAATTTTATCCTTTGGTACATTTTCTGCATATTTGTCATATTCGGATTCTTCAATAACAATACGATAAGGCACACCAAGGTCCTCCATCGTTCTTTGAGTCATACGACTGTCCCATCGGCCTTTTGATATTATATAAATTGGATATTTTGGATAATGCATATTATAACCTCCTAATAATAATATTTAGTCCTGCAATATACTCTGTAAATCTGGTTCGGAGTAATTAGGGCCTTTCATCACCTTACCATCATCTCTGTAAATAGGTTTACCATCAGCTCCTAATTTGGACATATTTGACCTTTGTACTTCGGCAAAACATTTATCCAAATCAATACCAAAGGCATGACCTGCACCATAGGTAACATAAAGAATATCTGTTAATGCATCTGCAATTGCAACAATATCCTTTTGTTCCATAGCATCGTACAACTCATTGAGTTCCTCTGCTATGAGTTCCAATCTTAGGTTTGTTATTTCTGCGTTTGGGATTTCTGGGTTTGTTTTTACTTCTTGACCAAATGTTTTCATAAATTGGCCTACTGATTCAAAATTACTCATACTATTTCACGTTCCTTTATTATAATGGAACTATTATATCACATGGAAATTTAAAAGTAAATACTTATTCTGAATAAATGTTATATAATATTTGTTCAAATTGTTCTACTTTCTCTACTCTATTTGGCCAAAGAATATATTCTTTTTCAGGATTTGCTTTAAGATTATTGAGTAGAGGTGTAATTGAATTGTATAATTTATCTAATTTTGCTTGTGTTGCATCAGCTGTAGATGCTACTTGTGTTACTTGTGTTGTTGCTTTTTGTACTGCCTCTAATTCGTTTTCATCTACGGCAGTAAAACCAAAATCAAAAAATGTATCGTCGCTCATTCGTGTTCTCCTCCTGGGTCTGTATCATCTAATTTAACCTTCTTACCATTACTCCAAATATAATTTCTTGTTCTATTTACTGAATGATATCCAGTTACAAAACTATATGGTGCTTTTTTAGCCGCAGTAAATGTAGCAACTGTAACAACAATTGCTCCTATAAATGCAACATGAGCAGTTGCACTAATACCAAATGCAAATATGCTATCAGTAATTATTAAACCAAATACTATACTCCACATAAAAGCAAGTACTTGCATTACTAAGTGTTGTACTTGAAGGTCTGGAATGTGTCGTAAGGGATTGTACCTAGCATCCATTATTCCATTCCATATATCAACAATGTGTTCTTTCATAATTTAATCTCCTATTTTATTATTTATAGTCTATATAGCCTTTTAGATAACATTTTAATTCGTCATTTGTAACATGTTTTATGTAATCCAATTTACCTTTTTTCTTTATTGCTCTTTTTGTTTTATAATCATATATTAAATATCCAATAATATTTCCTTGATATGAACTATCTGGTATATATGTATCTCTATATAATCCTATTGTAGGACAATTCATCATCGCAGCAGAATAGTATGTTCCACCAGGATATGCAAGATGAAACTTTGAGTGTTTTAATAAAGAAAACATTTCATTTTCACTCATAGCATAAGTAATTCTTTTTACTGG